CCTTCCTTCAGCTCCGTCGCGGTGTAGCGCTGCATCTCGCCGGACACGTGACGCCGCAACGTGAGATCGAGATCCGTTCCGCGGCTCAGCCGCTCACGCTCGAACGCCGCTCGCTGCCGCGGATTCGTCAGCCCCTTCGCCAGCTCGCCGGCCACTTTCTCGTATTCAGCACCGACCTGCTCAGGGAGCGGCATCGCCGCTTTTCCCTTGACGTTCAGCGCGCCCGTCTCCACGTCGTAGAGCGCCGCATTCTGCCATCGCGCCAGACCGTTGATCTTCTCGAGCACGGCGACTTGATCGGCGCGTTCACGCTCTTCGCGCACCATTTGGATCCCGACGTTCGCGACCGTGGCGCCGACGCCGGCGAGCGCTGTCCCGATCTGCCCTTCCGCTTGCGCCAGGCCGACGCCGGCCGACGTTGCGGTCTCCGACGCGGTCTTCCGCACGCCCGGCAGCGCCGACGGCAAGACCTGCCGCTGTCCGTAAGTGCGGACTGTTGGCATTTACGCGCTCCCCCGTGGCTTCGCCGCGCCGAATCCATATCGCGCCTGTAAGAGCGACGCAGTCCCACCGACGAGCGTGCCGGCCATTTGCCAGCGCTGCGCCGTCGCTTGCGCGCCGCCGGACGCCTCGAGCATGACGCCCTCCTTCCGCTGGATCTCCGCCCGGCGCCTCGAGTCCTCGGCCTGCACCTTGAAGCCCCACGCTTCACGCGCCGCGTTCGTCCGAATCGTCAGCGCGTCCAGCTCGCCGAGCATCGCCGCATCCGCCTGCACGTCGACCGCCGATCCGAAGCCCACGTCGACGTTGCTCGCCGCCTGCCCGGCCCGTTGCGATCCGATCATCAGTCGCACACCAGACCGGAAGCGTGACTCTTCCGCGGCGCCACGCTCGACCGCGTCTGCCGCTTGCAGCTCGGCGACCTGTGCGTTGTAGTCCGACAGCTCGGCGCCGGACTCCGCCGCTGCCCGGCCGGCTTCCCCGGCTTTCTTCGAGGCGCGCGACGCCTGCCACTGGCCGAAGGCCGAGAGCGCGAGGCCGCCGATTGCGAGCGCGGTCATAGCTGCCATGGTGCTACTTTTTGTAGAGTGCGTCCTGTGCCTTCGGTTCGTCGCCCTTCTCATCAGGCCCGAGCGCCATCTCGGTAATCTGGAGCGAGACCGATCGGTTACTGCGCTTCTTCCCGCCGTCCTGTGTTTCGTTCTCCGAGACCGACGTCACATCCACACGCGCGACGAGCATCATCGGCTTGCCGACGGCCGGCAGCTTCGTGAGGCCGAGTGTCTCGAGCGCGTCGTTGTCGAGATTGACCTGTAAGCCCCATGGATACATGGCGCGCTCGACCGGCATCGTGTCGCCCTTGTATTTTTCTTCCATCGCCTTCGGGTCGAGCTTCATGCTCGTGAGCTTCATATTCGGCATCGTTAACCCCCTAGCTCGAGATGCGGGATGACGGCCAGGATCGTGAGCGGTAGCGGATCGGTCTGTCGGATTAGGATGCGCCCGTATTTGTTGAAGCGCGCGACTTGGTTGATCTCGACCTGCCCGGTGAACGCATCCGTCGCCGGCTCATACGGCGGTGGCGTGTAACGTCGCAAGTGACTCGCGTCCGGTCCCGCCTGAAACGACCTCGAGCTGGCATCGATCAGCACGGCGAGCGGCCCGACCTTTTTCATCTTATCGCGCACCGCGGATCCCTGCACGTCGAGATCGAGCGTCTCGATCTCCGCGAACCGGATCGGCATCCCGACGTGGATGTTCGAATAGCTCGCCGGGAAGTTCACCGGGAACGTGCCGGCCGTGATCGTAAAGTTCGCCGCTTGCGTGCCCGTCGGTGCCCCGTCATAGATGACCGCGCCGTCGCCGACGACCGCGACGACTTCGCCCTCGAGATGATCGAGCCCCGTGAGGTTGTCGACCGGCGCCCCGCTGTAGCTCAGCCCGGCGTCGACGAAGAACGCCTCGACGTCGAAGTTGACGAACTCCGGTGGACGTGGCTCGAGCCGCTCGATGTAACGGACCGTGTTCCCGTCGATCGTCCGCCGCACGATGAAGTAGACCGAGTCCCCGATCGCTTCAGGCACGACGCACACTTCCCAAAAGAATCCATCCGTGTCGTGACGGTGACAGCCCCATACGTCTTGCTCTCGCAGATAGGTGATCCCGAGCAGCACGCCGTCGTCACGCACCAGCCAGATGATCGAGTCCGGCGTCTGCTGATAGTCCATCCGGCGGATCGTGTGCGCGTCGAACAGATGACTCGAGAAGACCGTCAGATCCCGGCCGCCGAGCCCCTCGACCTCGACGTCGAACCGGAGATCGCGCACGATGCGATCGCGCGCTTGTAGGTAGATGATCGAGTTGCCTACGACCACCGGCTTGACGCTGCTCGCGCCGACGTAGGTCTTTTGGTCCGGGTTGATCGTGTTCGGCGCCAGGACGCGATCGGCCCCGCCGAGCACGTCGAACTCTCCGGCGTCCGTCAAGATCACGAGCTGCTTGAGCCCGATTAGGTGCCGCACCGGATGATGATGCGTCCCCGAGATCCGGAACGTGATCGAGTCGTCGTCTTGGAGCGGCGAGCTGATGCCGAAGTTCGACGGGAACCCGACCCTCGAGCCCCATATCCCGTCGGGCGTCACGTTCGTATACCCCACGATCCGACGCTGCTGATAGCTCGCCGACACGTTCGGGAAATTGTTCGTCGTCGTAAACGGCGACCGCGGGATCGGCGGCGTGATCGCGAAGTCCGGCTCGAAGCCCACGTCGTTGAACTGTGTCGCGCCCGTGGCCGTGCCGAGAAATCCGAAGGTCTCATTCCCGTAGGGATCGCAATAGATGTAATACTCGACCGCGTCGGCGACCGGATCCCACGTGATGACATGCGGCGCGTCCGGCGTCGGCACCGAGCAGCCGACGTTGATGACTTTCGCGCTTGGCTCGCTTTCCTCATACGTCTCGTTCTTCGCGGCCGTCACCTGATAGGCAAAGCGTCGCGTCCCCGCCGCGGCCGGCGTCAGCACGACGTTCTGCGGCGGCGTAATCCGCGGTTCCGTCACGACCGGCTTGATCGTCCAGTTCGTGAGATCGAGAAATTCTAGCTCGTGCATCGCGACGCCCCGATGCGTCAGCGTGATGATCCGGCCAGCCTGCGACCAATACGGCAGGTTCGATCCGAAGGGACTCGGCACTTCGTAGATCGTGCCGTCGAGTGGATGCCAGAAGGTTGCGTTCGGTGGCACTTGGTTCAGCGACGGCACGATCGCGTAGTAGTTAACCCCCGCCTCGACGACGAGATCCCCGTAAGTGTATTGCGTGACCGCGGACCAGGCCGCGACGCCGGCGACCTGCACCTGTGCCCCGTTCTTGTAGAACCGGAAATAACCGGCGCCGTTCTCGATCAAGAGACTGTCGCCGGTAATCTCCGACAGATAGGGAAAGAGCTGCACCGTCGGCGAGGCCGTCTTGCAGATATCTATGAAGCGCGTCCCTGCTCTGTTCGCCACGCCTCCGGCTCTGAGCACGATGAAGTTCCGGCAGGTCCGGAGCCCGGACACGTATTTGACTTGGTCCGCTCGCGCATGAAGCGCCGGCGCCAGCTCTCCGCCGCCGAAGCTGCGCTGTATGACGCTGTCTTTTTGCGTCGGCACTTAGTTGCGCCCCGCGATCCAATCCGCGTCACCTTGATTCGGATCCTGCTGCTGCTCAGCCGCATCCTGTCGGCGCGCCTTCTCGATAGTCGAGTAATACATGCGCCAGGCCGCCAGCGCCGCTCGTTCCCGAAGCTGTGCCTCGGTCGCTTTGCGCTCGCGAGGCCGGTCCTGTGGCCCGCGACCGTGTTGCTCGACCGCGTCAGGATCGACCTGTGCGAGTGAGGGCGCGAGCGAGGCGGCCATGCGCCAGGCGAACGCATCGCGGAACAGCTCATCGGCCCTCGAGACACAGCAGGGGAGCCGGGTCGTATATTCGATTGAAGCGTAAGGATCGTGCGTGAAGATCAGCGTCCCGTTGACGTCTTCGCCCATGCGGAACTGCACCGGCTGCCGTTCGAAATGCCGGCCGCCAGGACCGCCCGACTGATCGAAGGCGCCCGGCGGAATGACCAGCCCCGAGACCGACCCCG